TACGTTACCTAAAACTCTCTGACCAAACCCAATAGGTCCCACATCTTCAACAGGTGACAAACGGGGTATATTCCTTGCATCTTTATAGTAGTTCTGAGAAGCTACAATCTGTTCAGCAGAATACGTTCCATTCTCTCGAGCTATATTCAGTTGAGTAGCGTCATTTAATATTTCAGCAGGTATAGGGTCACCTTTTTTCCACTCCCCGTCTTCCTCCCAGCCAATTCCCGTACCTACGATAGGTGCATTTTTTGCTGCGTTTTTTAGTCTTTCTATTGTCTGTGCTTTACGTATATCGTCTTGGTCTTTTTTTATCTTAGCTTGTTCTCTTTCCCAAGCAGTATTCCCATATACGAAATCTTCCCAACCTTCTGTAAGAGATTCTATTACTCCGGGACGGAAGAAACTGCGTCGGTCTTGTATTTTTTCCAATCCTGTCCTTGTTGGAATTGGAGCTGGTGGTAGTGGAGCTACAGGTGGTGGGGAATATTCATATCCACCTTCTTCATAACCAGAAGACACATTAGGAGATTGTCCCCAATGAGTTTGACTTCCAACACCACCTTCATAATCAGAAAAAGTATTTTGACCCACTCCTAATTGTTGTTGAACAAACCTACCAAAAGCATTTTTGTCAGTGGGTCCTCCCCCTGTCAAGTTATTAAATTGAATAATTAATGCTTGTTGCTGGTCAACTGGTAGTGCAGAAAATGATGCACCTTGAGAGTAAATTACTGGTATTGCATCTACTCCCGTACCGTCATTTGAATATTGTTCAATATTACCGTATCCGGGTTGTGGCATTTATGCACCTCCTGTGGGTGGAACTAATCCAAGACTTTCTAATCTATTTTGTGTACTTTGAGCTCCGGGTCTAGGAGTTCCGGGAGGCACCGATGGTCCTACCGGAGCAGTTGGAGGTACTGGTGGCACTCCAAGTGCTGCATTAGGCATTACTTGAGGTGGCAATCCGGGAGGTCCTACTCCCTGTGGTGGCATCGGACCACCTTGTGGTGGCATTGGACCACCTTGTCCCATTCCCTGTGCTTGTGCCATTGCTTGATTGCGTTCCATACTCTTCATCATAAACACACTCATTAGCTCGCCTTTGTAAAAGTCTACCAAATCTTCTCTTCCTTGTCTCTGAGATGCCTGTAGTAGTGTCCATAACTGTGCTTCAGGCAGTACCTTTTCAGCAAGTTGTAATCTAATAGCATCTTGCATAGAGTCTGCTGATTGAAGCCCAAGTATTTTATCTCTTATAAATATGTCAGGTAGCAATGGAGTTTCACCTTCACGAGCTATCTGAGCCATACTCATCTTTGACATATCGTCTTGTGGAAGTTGCCCGACAAAGTCTACTTCAACATCACCGGCATCACGTATAGTATCAGGAGTAATCTCTTCTGAGAAATACATCCTATTATTATCCTGACCACTAAGTTCCATAGCTTTAAATGCACCAGTAACATACTGGTCACATAAATGATGGAACATACTTCTATAACATTTTTCTAATGCGATTAACTTAGGGGCAAGTACTGTTTCAACACCTTGCCGTAAAGTGTTTATTGCAAATCCAGATAACTGGAACTCCAGTTGTCCGTATATAGAGTGGGGTAACCCACCTCTTTGCATTTCACCTGATACCAAAGCCATAAATGCACCGGACTCCCTAGACATTTCTAGTAATCCTAGTGGCTCTACGTCTTCGCCTTGTCCTAACGCAATTTCAGAACCCTCTCTGTATGGGTCTTCTTCTAAGGTTTTAGTTCCATCCCGTGACTTGACTTTAAGACCTTGCCTACGGGAACGTGCTGTTAGTTCAAGCATTACACTCATCATAAAGTTATGCTTTTCAAACAAATCCCGTGAAGCCTTATAGCAAGATTCCCCATAATCTTCTACCGAATCTTTATTTCCTGACTGCGATATTGTCTGTATTAGTGGTTGAGCCCCTACGGGTCCAATAACTATAGGCACTCTATCGGAGCCATGCTTAGTTCTTTTTTTTAAAATTTCTGTATCAGTGCAAACTATATTATCTTCAGAATCAAAGAAGTCATATATATCTATGCCATCATCGCTATCAGGTCCCATCCCTTCGCCTTCTATTTTCACGCCATATATAGCTTTAATTTCTGTAGGAGTTTTCTTAGTCTTGTAACAAGCCCAAGCTAAACCATTAGGTCCTTCTCCCCAATACGTATGGAGTGGGTCCCAAGGCTGTATATCTACATAAGTATCACCATCTTTGCTCTTTACAAGAGTTGCTCTTACGGCATACCAGCCACGCAAGGTGATATACCAAGATATTTGTGCTCGTATGCTAGGCTGAAACCTAGACATAACTCTATCATCAGCACTTTTAAGTATCCCGATTAGAAATTTTTCTTTAGCATCATTGTTTTCCCTCTGTTCTCTTTCAGAATTATTATAGGGAACACGTACAACCATCTCAGCTGTAGTCATCCAAGCAATAAGTTTGTCTGCATATACTTGAGGCTCGTTAGATGTATAAGATTGGTAACCTTCTCCTGCGTCAAACTCTTCAAGTCTATACAGTTTATGGTCATCATCCATTCTTGTACGTAAAGGTTCAGTCAAATCATAGTGATTATCAACTAAAGCTGTTATTTCTTCAGGTTTGTAGTTAGCCATTTACCAACGCCTTACACTGATTTTCTTGTTTTCAGTTACGTATCCGTAACCATACCGGTTTATTATGCCATATATCACAGCTTTCACACCGTGGTTATATCTATCTTCCGGTGTATTCCCAATCACATTCCCATTTCTATCTGTTTTCCATTTATAAGCACGGCTCTGTCCGTCAAACGGATTGGGCTGTACTCCTAATTCAGATAAAATACCCACACACTTGGGGTTAAATACTATTCTAGCATCTCTTTGCTCTACTGGGTCGGTTTTTAAAAAAGACTTAAATCTTTCAGTACCTTCATTTATCCTGATTTTGTGAGAATCGAAATAAATTCCAGTCTTCTCTAGCCATGCTTCAGCAGGTGCAGCCATAGCTTGATGCTGATAACCTGCAATATCTATAACTCCGAACTGTGCATCTTTCCACCAAGGCTTACTCTGGGCAATTTCTATGATTTCATCAGTAACTAAGTTACGTTCATATATCTCATCAATAACTCTTATTTGGTCATCAACAATTTGTATTATTTCGCAAGCATACGCTTCAGAATATCCGGGGTCAATCCAAATATGAACTGGTATATCGGGCTCATATACAACATCTTGTATGTGTATGTCGGGTCTAATCTCATTAAACACAAGACCTTGTGGTGGTGATGGAATTCCTTCTATACGTTCCATGAAAAAATCATCGGAAGCGACTTCTTCCAACGCTAGTATTTCGGGGTCTTGTCTTCCTCCGGGGTATAAATGCTTGTTTGAATAGCTTGGTAATGAAAAAGATTGCTCATTTTCTCCTGAAGAATGTTTCCATGCTTGGTACATTTGTGGGTACCAGCCTAGTGAGCCTTCAAACGTACCGGCTAAAAACAGCCAACCACGTTTAGGTGCACATCTTCCACGCAATCTATTAAAAGTTTCTAGGTCTAACTGACTAGCTTCGCATCCAATTATCCCATTAGGTGCTCTCATAGCTAGAGTTCTAGGGTCTTTTGCTGATTTAGTTTCTATTCTAGTGCCATCTGCAAGGATTATTTTTCCGGGGTCTACTCTTTTAGTGGCTTCTGCCAGTAGTCCTAGCTCACTAAAGTCTTGAACTAGGTATTCAAACTCTGCTCTAGTCCTTTCGTAGTCAGCAGCTACTAGCCAGTACAATCCTGCGTCATCATTTTCTAGGAATCTGGCGAGTAAGTACTTCGCAGCGACCATAGATTTACCAGCTTGTTCTCCACCGGCTACTAGGATGAATCTTTTACGAGAGGACAGGATAGGTTTTTGAAGTTCCGTAGGGGAGAATTTTATTTTCTCATATATATAATCGGCAATTTCATTAATTTTAGTCGATGTCATCGTAGTATTTAGACACATAAGTAGGAGTTCCCTCTCCCATGTGGCTCCCCAAAACATTATAATCAAAATATTCTGATGCTTCTTCTTCCGTCATCCCGTCTTCCGATACAAATATTCCAATTATCTTCTCTGTCGAATAGACAATCGTATTATCTCTTGTATTTACTCCTAGAACTGCAGGGGCAAACCTGTCTCTTTCTTCGGGGCTTCCACCTAAATATAACCTATCTTCAGAATCAACCACCTTTTTTTCCTTTTAAAATATTTTCCACTTGCTCTTGTGGTGTCAACTCGGTCAATTCATACGGATTATCAGCAGGTTTAGTTTCCTTAAAGCGTTTACGCATCTCACTAAGTACTTCTTTAGCCGTATCATCTACTACAGTTGTCTGAGGTCGGTACTTTTCAGACCAATGGGCGTTCAATAACGTAATCAATAGCACAGGATTATCTCTCGGTCCTTGGTCTTTAACCCTAGACACTGCTAAGTCCTGCAACATTTCTCTAAAATTATGTTTCGCATCGGCAAATCTTTCTTTAAATCCTTGGACATCACCCTCTACCCACCTCAAAGGAGTACGCCTATTAATACCTAACTCTGCAGAAGCAGCACGAATACTTCCCACTTCAGCATACAAAAGAAGAAAAGTATCTTGTCGAGCTTTAATGTCTTCTGGGTTTTTACCTTCAATCCATGAATTAGTAGCTGCCATTATTTCTTTTTCCTTGCCATCATTTTTCTCTTCTTTACGTTCATACTAACATTCTTTTTCACAGGTGGTCTTCCCATCTTACGACCATAGGTACCTTTTCCTTGTGGCATACATACCTCCTATTATTTGATTTAATTAATACCCGAATAAAAATAGTCCATAGACCTATTAAATATAGACCTAGACTTAGGTATAGTTATGTTTTTAACAGGAGCCATCACTCCCTTTTTAATTTGTCTCATTATAACTTTGGGCTCTGCACTATTGTAATGCGTTTTTTCAATCCCACATTTCTTACAAGTACCCAAACAGGTGAACCCATTAGGTGATTCTAATATAAAATGATGCACACACATTTACTCTATTACTCCCCAACTCTTTTTCAGGCTCTTACTTGTCTTTTAACAATAAAAATCCTCTTCCCATTCTCCATCACATACTTCCCCTCCGGTGGTTTATAACTCCTTCGAGGTTGCCTAGTGTGTGGATATTTAGGCACTTACCACCTTACCCCAGCTTGCTTTAATTTAGGATTCTGTTTATTCGCAACCATACCCAATTTATATCATGTAATGATTATTAAAACAAACACACTAACCAACAACAAATGCTAGTATACGCAATGAGAGGGGTAAACCAGACTGGTATCTGCCATACCACCGACCAAGCCTACGATACGTTGCCTGGACTAATTCGTGTTCCTCTCACCTACTGACTACATGAAAGGAAAATAATTATGTCTATCCACGATATCCAGTACGTGATTAACAAAATAACCGACCTATCAAAACAAACAGTGAAAGACGTGTCAAAACTATCTAGGATTAGCTACTGCTCCGTAGCTATAGGAATAATAAACTCTATAACAATACTAATAATTCTAATGTTTATAGTACTTGCTACTCCTTGACAAATATACTATAATAAAAAGTAACTAGTAACCTGTACTAGTTTTTAGTATCTCCCTCTTTCTTCTCTTTTAATTAAAAGAAAAACTAAAACTAATACTAAAACCAGTTACTAGTTACTAGTAACTAGTTACAGGAATTATTTAAGTGGCAAAAGCAACAGTTCCATACACCGTAGCTAGCAACCATTAACATCCCTTTTTAACGAAATTAAACATCTACGGGTATACACCCTATAAACACAACATCCCCAAGACACACCCCCTAGCTACTGGTACCGAGTACGGTACAAGCAGCTCCTAGCAACTGTTACCAGTTACTAGGTTGGGGCTGTGGGGAAGGGGAGGGGAGTCTTATGATTCCTTTAACTGCTTTCTGCTTCCTGCTTCCCGTTACTGATTCATGAATCTTGTTTCATGTTTCATGTTTCATGCTACTGAGTGACTAGTGACTAGTGACTAGTGACTAGTGGCTAGTGGCTAGTCACTAGCCCTTTTAATGGTGACGTCATGGAAACAGATATATAAAAACTATGACCCTTGCTACT